TGGGTCTTCGTTACCTGTTGCAAAAAAACTTGCTAAAACTGGACTTTGTCCCTTTATTCGCTTTCATCTTTGCTGGCGTGATAATCATAACTTTAACGGCTTTGAAGCTGAGATACTTAATCAAGCAAGAGAAGTAAGAAATCTAGTTAAAGATTTCCCAAAGATTCAATTTGAAGTATCTCCTGCTTGTGAGCATCTTTGGAGAAAAGAAAAATCAGACTTAGTCTGTGCTGATGTAGAGAAAATATTCAAAGGACTTTCTAATGTAGAGGTAATCAATACTCCATATCTTGGAGGAGGTGGACAATTATCAAGCAAATACAAAAACGAAGTACATAAAGCTGATAATCAAGTACCTCGTCAAGGAAGGTTTAATTTCTCTTATGATGGAAAAGCCGCTGTTGATATGCCTGTCTCAAAGGATAAAAAGAGATGGCAGAAGGCTGAGTGGTTTTTCTTTTGGACATATCAGCTAAATCTAAAGCGAAATGAGAAAGATAAAACCCCAAGAAAAGATAGAAAAGCTAAGCCTACTAAAGAGCTTATTGAGTCTTTAGCTTACCTAGCTACAGAGAAAGGAAGGACTTTTATAGAAAAAGGATGGTTACTAAAAAGCCATGCTGAGCAAGTAAACGACACTCCTACTGCTCGAGAAAATAAAGTATTAGTGCTTGCTCCAATTAAAGCTAGTAAATGTGAGCTTATTACTGAAGATGGCAAAGTTGTTGCAAAGGCTCCTTATTACGGACCATTTGAAAAACTACATAGATACTACTTTGAAGTATGGGGCTATAAGCTTCCTAAAAGAGTTAGAGTAGTCATTGATGGAAAAAGTTACGGAATTGTAAATCCTGCATTTAGAGAAGGATACTTTAGGTAGGTGCTATGAAAAATAGCATTATAAGAACAAAGACCAAAGCAAAAGGTAGGTTAACTAAAGAAGTGAAGCTATTAAAAATTCTTTTAGATAATTAAAAATTTATATAAAATATTTATACAAAAGGAATGGGACTTAGAAGAGTTAACTTAAATAGGAGAATAAAATTATGATGAGGAAATTAGAACGATACAAGACAAACCTTTTCCATATAGAAAATGGAGAGAAGGTCTTAGGGGCACATAGTGAAATTACAGGAGATACATCAAATATCTTAGGTAATGCATCGGGGATTAGTGGTGATGTCTCAGCGATTCGTGGTAATGTATCAGAAATTCATGGAGATGTTTCAGGAATCTCAGGAGATGTTTCATGGATTCGCGGAGATGTTTCAAGGATTTCAGGAGATGTCTCAAATATTTCAGGTGATGTATCAGCGATTCGTGGAGATGTATCACAGCTTTCAGGTGATGTCTCAGGTCTTTCAGGAGACGTCTCAGGAATTGAAGGATACGCGTCGGGTATTCGTGGAAACTTAGATGATTGTGGAATTACAGAAGAACAAAGAGCTAGTAGGGTAGCTATAGAGAATTTAGTAGAAGAATAAAATTATAAAAAGAATACGAAGATTTTATACACTCATGCTGGTGGACTATTGAACCCAACGTGGGTCGAGTGGCTAATGGGAATACAAGGATGCAAAGAAACCTAAAAAAAATCCCTAAAAAGCTCTTTCATTCTCAAGATATAGGCGGGCATAAAGGTCTTTTAGGAAGTCTCGCTCAGCTTAGAGGAGATTGCACGAATATTATAGGCGATGCCTCAAGAATTTATGGAGATGTCTCAAATCTAAGAGGGGATATTTCAAATCTTGTAGGAGATGTCTCAGGGATTTCTGGGGATGTATTTATAAAAGGCTATGTCTCAGGACTTCGAGGAGAAGTCTCTGGACTTCGAGGTTCTGTTTCTTGGCTTACTGGTGATGTTTCAGGGCTTTCTGGAGATGCTACAGGCATTATTGGAGATGCTTCTGGGGTTGTTGGGGATTTAGATAGTTGTGAGCTTACTAAAGAAGAAAGAGCTAAAGGGGTTTTATTAGAAGATTTAATAGAGTGAAGTTTTAAGGTTTATATATAGCTTAGCTCCTTTTATGTTTAATTAGAATTCTTGTATAAACGAACTTACCATTTATAGTGGCATCCTTCTTACCACCTTTCCAGTAGCCGCCATCTGCATTTTGGTCATTATGTCTTGATAAACCAACAATCTCAAAATGTTCGGGATTATATTTAGTCATGAAACTTCTTGGGACTCCCATGACTCCATTATAATCTATCGGAATATCTGAGACTCTATTAACGTCAATAGCATCGTAGTTATCGTATCTTGGATATTCTTCGGGGGAGTATTTCTTATATAAGACTAATGGTTTAAAGTATTTGGTTTTATCTAAATTAGTAAACCAAACAATGCATCCAAAACTAACATATGTAATCCCATTTATAATTTTCTTTGATTTTGTTGTTATGTCATAATCTGTTGGTATCCTAAACCATTTTATGTCACTGTTATTATATCCAAGCCAAAGTTTATTTTCTTTAATATATTTGAAAATTTCTTTATATGTTATTGCGTTTTGATTCCCTAAGATTAAAAACTTTTTCTCATACCTTATTAGTTGAGTAACGTATTCCCTAAATAACGAGAATGGAGGATTAGTTACTACAATATCAGCTTGTTTTAATAACTCTATGCACTCTTCACTTCTAAAATCTCCATCACCGTGAAGAAAGGTAGAGACGTTTTTATTATGTCTTAAGAGCTCTATAACATCATCTTTAATAGGTTCTAATACTTCATTGATTTCAACCCTCATTGGAAAAGAATCTAAGGTTGAATGATAGTTTGTAGCTATAAGTTTCTTTAGTCCTAGTTTGTTAAAATTTAAAGTAAAGTACTTAAAGAAATTACTCTCATACGGATTATCACAGTTACAATAAACTATTTTGCCATGAAACTGGTCTTCATAGTGTGCTAATTCTTTCTCAATGTCACTTAATTGAGTATAAAACTCATCTTGCTTAGCTTTCCTTGCATTGAGTAATTTTCTATTTGATAGTTTTGTCATAGCTATTTTTATAATAAAGTATCTTATAAACGGAGATAGCTAAATGCCTGTCGATAATGTTGATGAATGTGGGATTTTTGGAATAGGGCGTTGTAAGAGATTCCGTACTGCTTGCAAATGGCACGATGACATGTACGTGATGAAGGAAGAAAAGGGGAATCCTTTATCTAGGAAAGAAGTAGATAAGAAATTCTATAATGCTATGCTAGCTGCTGCTGGGGATAGTCTTTATTATCAGCTTAAAGCTAGGGTTTATTATGGTATAGTGAGGGCAGTTGGCTGGTACTTCTGGCGATATTGAGATGCTTCAAGGCTATCAAGTAGAGGTAGGGGACTATCTTTTAGATCCAGATGGGAATCTTATTAAAGTCGAAAGTATAGCTAGTTCTAGAGGAACGGGGAGAAGGATTAAGATTAAAGGGAAATGGACATACCTAGAAGATTTAGCCTTTTTACCTGTTAAAAAAAATCAAAAAAAATCATTTTTTGTTAAACTTTCTTCTTGACACTATGGTGTCAGGTATGACAATATTAGCCTTAAAGGAGGATTAGTTTATGAGTGAAAATATCACTTACAAAGATAAAGAATTAGCTGGACAACTTGGAGTTAAAATCGCTCAGGAAATCTTAAAAGATAATCCTAGAATAACCTTCTCTGAGTTAATAGATAAAATAACTTACCATCATGAGTTTGCTTTATTTGAGCCATCAGAAGCTAACTGGGATGAAGAAAATGGCATCTCTAGGGAAGAAATAAGAGACGCTTACTTAGACCTTATCCTTGATGGAGCTTATGATGCTTATAAATCTTGGAAGGAGGAAGTATGCCTAAGACAGTAGAAGAAAGACTAGAATGTATGGGAATTCATGATTTGCTTGTCCTTCAAAGTCTTATCAACGATGCACTAGCAACAGGAGCGTCACCTAGCGACGTTCTTGAGCTAATCGATGATAGGCTTCCAAAGGTAATCAAGAAAAAAGATGAAGAACTTTATAGAGATTTACTTAGAGATGAAGGACTTTATAAGGATTAAAACTATGGAAAATGAAAATAGATTTAAAAGCTACTTAGAAAGTGCTGGAGAAGTTGCCTTTGATAAAGAAGTTCCTGACTTTTATTCAGACTTTACTTGGCGACAAACATTAGAAGGATTAGAAAAAACTCTTGGCAGAATCATCAATGGAGACATATTAGCTTTAATGGATTTTGTCTACTTCTATGAAAAATTAGAAGCAGATAATAAGTCCATTATTCTTTGGTTATTGTTAGTAAATAAAACATTACAACGATTAGATGAAATAAAAGGAGAACTATATGATAGTTAGTGAAGTTAAGTATCTAAAAAGAAAAAACTTAGGAAACTATGAGCATAAAGAATTACAAGTTACTGTAGTTAACGACTCAGAAAATCCTTCATTAGATGAAGAATTGATAGCTTACGCTATGAAACTTGTAGAATCTGCTCTTCAAACAAAAGAATGAACTACACTTGGGAACCTGCTTTTTTAAAAGGAAATAAAGGAGAGCAGGTTCTTGATTCCTTCTTTTCTAAATACTTTAAAATCATTAAACCAAAAACAAACCTAATAGATAGAATCTTTGTTTCAAAAAAAGCTATCTTCTCAATAGAATATAAAACAGACTATAAAGCCGCTGAAACTAATAATCTGTTTATAGAAACTGTTGCCAATATAAACCTATCTAAACTTGGTTGGGCATATACCTCTCCTGCTCAGATAATCGTCTTTTATATCCCCAATACGGGGCTTATAATGGCTGTTAATACACTAAAGCTAAGAAGCAAAATCCCTAAATGGAAATCACTTTACACTCTTAGAGAGTGTAGAAATCAAAACTATAACTCTAGAGGCGTTTTAGTCCCTATAGATGCTATAAAGTCTATTTCTCTTTGGGAAAAACACCTAACTCAAGCATCTCAGTAACCCTTTTAGCTCTATTAGGGGTTTGCTTTGCCCAAAGACTATTTCTTGCATGAGCAGCTGCTAGCTTAAAATCACCATTGTTAATAGCTTCAATAGTAGCTTTAAATTTCTTAAAACCACCCTCTCCTAATTGAAATATCATACTAATTAAAGCTACCTTTCTAGCCTTAGAAAAAAGATAAAAATTAGGGAATATCTTCACTAAAGCCTCTATACACTCTGTAATATCATTATCAAGTAGCATTTCAGCTTCTTTCTCTGAAATACCCTTATCATCAAGGTTTCTACCTATCCCAATAGTTAATTTACCTGATGTACATTTATATGGTTTTAATCTTAAGCCTTCTTCAAGCTTTAAATGCTCTCGTGCTTCCTTATACATCTTATCCGTAGGATACCTTAGCAGTTCCATCAGGTAAATATTCAACGCCAGAATTTTCAGCAACCTGCTTAATTGGAGTATCTGGCAATAACTCCCCTAAAACTTGTAATTCTTGAAGTCTTCTATTTCTTAATCCGGGAAGAGTCTCAGACTTTACTCTTTTTCTTAAAGCATTATATGCTTTTTGAATATTCCCTTTAGCCATTGCTTGGAAGAAATCAGGCATTTTCTTTTCTATTCCATAAATATTATGCTCTAACGAATACAAAACCTGCTGTGCTTGTATTGGAAGCTCAGCTATCTCTCTTCCTGCAACTTCTCTAAAAACTGAGTTAATCCTTTCTCTTTGCTTCCCTAAAACCGCCTTTTCTAATGCTGTAGCCTCATCTTGAGATAATCTTAAAGGTCTTATACTTAAAGCAACCTCAGCCGCTTTCCCTTTCTTTCCTAAATAAGGCTGTATCTTTAAAAATAAAGACTTAGGAAGCTCTTTAGCTAAAACTTCTGGGTCTTGTTGTCCTAAATCTATCCCACCATAAACAGTCACCCCAGAAGTCTTAGAAGGAGGAGGATAAGCGTCTAAACTTCTTTCTCCTTCTAATTGATAATAAAGCTGATACCTTTCATCTATTCCATCATCAGCATACCCACCTAAATCATTTATGGCATAATTAGGAAGTTTTCTTCCATTATTGCTAGATTGTCTTGTTTCGTATTGCTTAGATAATTCTCTTTGATATTGCTCTTTTGCTGCCCCTGAAACTGCCCTTTGAGCTTCAGGGGTTAGAGCTTTACCATCAACCACATCGCTATGAATAGGAGGGTCGATAATAATAGGGAGCCTCTGTCCATTTATCGAAGATAAACTAGGCTCTTCTATAGTGTCAACAAGGTTTTTATTATTACTTTCTAAATAAGCCTCATACCCTTGAACAAAAGGTCTAGCTAAGCTAGAAGGACGCTTGCTTAATTCTTCAAAGCCTTGAGAAGCAAGTCCAATTGGAAGACTATCAGCAATTCCTTTAAGTATCCTACTTGGAGCATTGGGAACAGCCCCTAAAACTTTTTCTAAATTTCCTCTAGGGTCTATATCAAGAGCTTGCCCCCTAATAAAGTCTCCCCACCCTCTTTCAGAAGGAAACTCAGCTTTAGCCCTAGCCCTAGCCCCCCATCCAATAATTTCTCTCCCCCTTCTAGCATTAGCTTCTAATTGAGCAGGAATACCCTTTTTAATTAAAATGTTACTTAAAGCATCAGTCTCCCCATAAACCTCTTTAGCACGTATATACCGCTCTAAAAGAGCAGGGTCTCCAATCTTTTCAGCTGCATCAGCTATTCTTTTTTCTAAAACATCAGTTAAATGAGATGAAAGAATCTTTCTTGCTCTTCAATTGTAGTAGGACTATAATTTAATCCCTTCCTTAAAAGCCCTTTTAACACTGATATAACTTTTAAATCAGGAGTAGCCCCAGATTTAAATACTTCTGAAGATAGATTTTCAATCTCTTTTCGAAGAGCTTCTTTAACTAACCTATCTTGTCTAGTTATAGGAAATTTACTAAGGTCTTTATCAAATACATCCGCTACATCTATTTTAAGATTATCTGCATTTTTTGGATCTAACCCTCTTTTTGCTATAAACTTTTTAATTAAAGTGTTAGCAGCATTGGGGTCTTTTGCTTTAATATCTAAATTTAGGAAGAAATCTAAAACATCTTCTGGTGTATTTATCCTTGTAGGAGTCCCTACCTTTTCTACTTCTTTTAAAACACTCTCTAGCTCTTCTGCAGCTTTTTTATTTAAATCATTAAGTCTTCTAACCGCTTCTTCATGTCGAACAGGAACCTTAGTCCCATCCTCTAAAACTTCAGTTAACACATCCTCATACTTTTTAGCTTTAAAGATAAGCTCTGGCTCTCCTTTTAAATTAACCCTTAAATCCTTAGCCCCTGTTGTTCCAAGATACTCAGCCCAAGCAGCCCCTTCATTAGGGCCTATAGCTTCCGATATGGCTCGCTTTCCAGCTTTTATTTCATCTAAAATAGCCTGTGGTTTGCTTCTAGTTAATCTCAAATAATCAGTTGCTTTTTTACCAAGTCTAAGAGTAGGGCCTAAAAACTCCCCAGCATAATCAAGTGGAGTTAAATCATTGTCGTCTGTTGTTCCAATAGACTCACCTAAAATCTTAGATCCTTTAATCCCAGATAATCCCCCTATTGCTCCCCCTATTGCTGTTCCAACACCGGGAGCAATCAACGACCCAATCCCAGCCCCAACCTTAGCTCCAGCAATTGCTCCAGCGGTATCTGAAACCCCTGAGAGTATAGCCTTTTCAGTATCTGACATTACTTCTAAAGGCTTTGAGTCTCCAAAAATTTTATTAACAGCCTTATCACTTAACCGCTGAAGCGTATCTTCTGCTTTTTGTAAAAAAGAACGAGGCTCTTTGCTTTCCTCCTCTATAGATGTCTCAGGAGTCGATTCATTTGCTAGAAATTGATTTGAAAAAGAATCCTCTTCTTCAAGCTCTCTTAAAATCTCTGGGTCATATTGACTAAGGTCATTTAAAGAATCCTCTCTATCTATCTCTTCAATTAGTTCTTTTTCAATTTCACTAAAACTCTTCTTGTCTGGCATCTTCAGTCTCCGCCATCAATAACTCTTTATATTGTTCAATGTATGGTTTTAATAATCCAATAATCTGAGGCTTATTGTAGCTTTCTGCTGCAAATTTATTTCTAAGTAGATACTTCATCCTTTCTCTGTTATTAGGCAAAAGAGATAAACTAGCTTCTATTTGGTCTTTTGCAACTTCTATCCCCTTAGTTCCAGCCCCAAGAAATTGATCCATTCTATAAATAAATTCAGAGTTTGAAGAAGAAATCTCATATTTTCCTCTTGAAGACTTTTTAAGTCCTAAAGCATTAGCCCCTTCTTCAGTTCCATCCCAATACCCAGCCTGTCGTCCAGCTCGTCTATAAGTGTCCTTAGCAGCATTGATAAATGAATCAAGTTTTTTCTCTCTATCTTGCCCCATTAAAAAGGCAGAAAAAGCATTGGCTATTTGACTAGGATTTAAAGTTTTTAAAGCCTCTTCAACAGTTAAAGAAGGGAATATAGGTCTTAAGAAAGCTAACTCTGTTGCTGTTAAAGCCGCACCATAATTTTCTCTTTCCTTAACCTTACTAGCTAGTTCTGATAAAGCAGCATTTATGGCATCATCGTTTCCACTCCTAAAGGCACTTTTAAGTCTATAAGCAGCTTGAAGAACAGGTTCTGTATAAGCTAATACACTTTCAGTTTTAGGAGATACCTTAGTAGGTCTAACCTTAACTAAATCTGGATAATTTGTAGCTTCACCAAAAAGCTTTTCTGCTTCTTTTTTTACAGAAGATTGAAGCTCACTTTTCTTATTACTTGCAGCAATCTCTCTATTTATATCATTAGATTCTTTTCTATACCTTAAAAGTTCTTCTCTATACCGCTTATCCTCTTCCCTTCTTGCATCTTGCTTAAGCTCTTTTTTAAGGTCTCTAGCACTTTGTTGTTTAAACTTTAAAAGCTCTCTTAACTCTTCTTGTGCTCTTTTTACTTCATCAGCTTCTAAGGCTTTTCTTTCTTTTATATTCTCAGAAATTATATTTCCACCTAAAGTCCCACCAGCTTGAGAAAGCTCAGTCCCCCCCATTAGTCCACCAATAACAGCTGGAAGAATACCTTCAATAATACTTTGTGCCCTACTGGTTGTCTCAGGAGATTTAAGTAAACCTCTTAACTCAAGAATCCTTTTATCAATGTCACTAGAATCTATACTAGGATAGCTAGTAGTATCATAAGCAGTATCTCCAAAGTCATAATCAGCAGTATCCTCGCTAGTAGGATAATTAGCTAAATACTCTTCTTCTGTCATTGCTTGGTCATCTATTATAGGGCTCCCTACTGAAGTATCTTTATCAATAAAACCTGTCGTTAGCTCGTTAGGAACTTCATCTTTAGGTAAAGATAAAAGATATTCCTTATCTTCTTCTGTATATAATGGCTCAAGAAATACTTTATTCATTTTACCTTAAAAGACTATACTGCTTCTCCATCATTTCTTTAGCTAATCTATTTCCATACATATTCTGCCAAGCCGCAAGTTTATTTGCTTGCTCTTGAGATTGAATCCCCTGTTGCCCCATCACTCCAGAAATAAAGGCTCCAGCTCCACCAGTTAAAGCACTAGCCCTTCCAGCTACTTCTTGACCACGTTGTCCTAAATTAAAGGCTTGCCTTTTAAATTCATCCCCCTCTACAGACCTAATCTGATTCATATAGTTTTGAAGCCTAGAATCTCTTTCTTCAGCAGCTTTTAAAAACAAATCTCGTTCTATTTGAGCTTTATCCTGTAAAGCTGCTCTGTTTAAGTTAGCAGCTTGAGCTGCAGCACTTGCTCCTCTAGTCCTAGCAATACCTTGCGCTCTTCTTAACTCAGCTAAGCCAGTAGCAAGGTTTTGATTGATACCTTGCTGCATCCTTTCTCTCATCCCCTCATACTCAGGAGATGTATAGCCCTCTAAGCCAGCTTTCATTCTTGCTAGAGCGTCAGCAACATCAGCACTTCTTTGTTCATTAACTCTTCCTAGAGAGCCTTCATAGAAAGTTTCTTGCGCTAGCCTTCTTCCAAAATCTAATCCTAAATCAGTTAATCTATTAAAGTCCGATATAGATTTATTTAAGTCAGGAGTCTTTTCAATTTGCTTAAAAATCTTATTCTCTAACTTTTCCTGTGAAATCTGACTAGGAGGGGTAGGCTTAGGCTTTTTCTGTGAAATCTGACTAGGAGGGGTAGGTTTGGGCTTTTCTTGTGGAATCTGACTAGAAGTTTCTTGTGGAATCTGACTAGAAGGGGTAGGTTTGGGCTTTTCCTGTAAAATTTGACTAGGAGGGGTAGGCTTATTAGGCTCATTAGGTTTATTAGGTACATTGGGCTTATTAGGTACATTAGGCTTATTAGGCTTATTAGGCTCATTAGGTTTATTAGGTTGATTGGGTTTATTAGGTTTATTAGATTTATTAGAGTTCTTCATATCACACCTCTTTGAAGAAGATAATTCACAAATTTTTGAGACAATATAGCAGGATTATAACCTTTAGATGGTACTAGAGGTTTCACCTCTAGCGGAGTTTCTGGATTATTTATTAGTTCCCAATAAGAATCCGTAGAATTATTCGTAGACGGATTTCCAACAGTCTTAAGTGAAGTAGGATTACCTAAAGGAGGATTTCCAATAGGCTTAACTAAAGTGGAGGGATTTTGTTTGGCTAATCTTGCTTCAAATATAGCACTATAAGCTCCCGGCATCCTATGAATATTAGCTGATGTTACTACCTCTCCTTCTGGACTAAAAAGTAACTTACCATCTCGCCTAAAACCTGTTGATCTAGTGTCCCCTCTAAGTCTAAAAGCAGGTTTAGGAGTTTGCTCTGGATTTTCTAATCTTTTTAATATACTCATTAGCTTGTCTCTATCGACATTAACTCCTGTTAACATAATTCCCCCTAATCATTCTAAAGCCTTAGTCACCGTTAAATATGCAATTCTTCTATTTGAATACATAGTACCACCACCTGACCACCACTTACAGGCAAAAGTGTTTGTTCCGGGCTTTAAATAAGCCTTTCTTTGTAATGTAAATTGATGTGATATCCCAAGAGGGTTTGGAGTATAAGAATCAGTAAATGTCTCAGAGTAGATAATATAATCATCGTTTAAAGATACATGAACAGAGGTAATTACCCCTAAAGTGTCATTTGAGATATTCATTACGCATGAATAGTCACCTATCCAAAGTTCTCCATCTGGAACATCAAACGACAAAGTGGTGTGAGGGATAACCTCTCCCGGAACGGTAGTATTTGTTGCGTTAATCAAACCTCCCACTTCCCCTTGAAAGGTATAAGCAACTCTTTTAGGAGCCCTAAGCTCTGCAGCCCATCTTCCTAAAGTAGCTTGCCAAGTAGAGAAAATAGGTAGCTTCATGGCAAAATATCCTCTTTATCGTAATCAACATCAACTACAAGCTCATATCCAGTAATAAAAGGAGGGTCGTTGAAAGTAGAAGATAACGTAAAAGTAAAAGCTAAAACTTTAGAATCAGTTTTAAGATGCTTAGTTGACCAGCGAAGTCCATTTGATCCATCTAATAATTTGTCAAAGAAAAAATAATCATGAATTGTAATAAGGTTATAATTTCTATATCCCCTTAAGTTAACAGTAAAAGAACCCCAATTTTGACTAACTGGAATGCTCCAAAGTCTAATTCTTTTAAACATTTTATAAAGACTAGGTTCACCTAAATGAATCCAAGCTGGAGTAAACTTATAGATATGTTTGTTAAACCTAGAAACCCTTCTAAAGTCAAATATACCTGACGAGGGCGGATATGGATCATTTCTTTCCCATAAAATTCCAGCATGAACTCCATCAGGATCAGGATTAGAAAGATGAAATACCCTACCTTTATGAAACGCTATCCCACCTTGTTGATTTATAAAGGTACCACCAGAAATATCTCTTTGATACCACCTAATAGGATTTCTCCAGTCAAAAGCAAGCCCTAATGAAGGTATATTATCTTGATACTCTGGGTCTAAATTATTCCGATAATTATCGTAAGAAGTTGAACAATAGAATTCTTGATAAAGTGGATCTGAAAAGCTAACAGTCCTATCTAATATCAAATGGTTATCGCCATGAATCATGGGGTCTATATTCTCAGAAAGCTCTAAAATCCTTCTTCCATTTTTTAAGAAAACAACACCTAAACTTCCTACTCCAACAATAAAATCTAAAACCTTAACTAAAGACCTATGACTAGAAACTCCATAGTCTCCTTCAGCAACAGAAATAATCTGAACCCCTCCGCTTAAAGTAAAATCTCCAATCGCCTCGTAATGGGCATTTCTTTTAAAAATTACTAATCTATTATCAGAATCAGAAATTATTCCTCTAATCTCCCCACTTAGATTAGAAGAAACATCAATGACGTTAGAAGCTAGCGGGAAATATTCATGCTCATTAGGTAAACTCCATTTAATAGTATTAGGCTCCTCTCCAGCTACAACTAAACACCCCTGATGTGCTGTTAGTAAATGTCCAGACGGAGGAGGGTCAAATTCTTGACCAATAGGCTGGTCTATAAATAAAGCTCCAAGCTCAGAATCCGCTTTTGTAGAAGTATAAGTATTAGTAGATAAATGACTTAAAGTAGTTATTGCTTCTAAATAAAATTCTACTCCATTTGCCTTCGTTCTATATATCTCAACTAATATCCCTTCAGTGACAGAAGTACTCAGCAAGGCTCCAACCGATCCATAAATATCAGCATTCCAAACTAAATGAGTGTCATCTAGGTTTAATACACCTTTAACTTGAAGTCTTTCTTCCCTAGAAAGAAGCTTAACTCGATAAATATTAGAAGAGGCAGGATTTGTAGGAATAAGGGTAGAGCCAGAAATAGTAATCCAATCTCCATCAGTAAAAGAGTGTCCCCTTTTAACTGTAAGTTTTGCAACCCTAACAGGCTCACCGTTAATTGTTACTGTAGTTACCGTTGGAGCACTAAGAGAAGTAGCTACTGCAAATCTTGGACAATAAGGAAGTCCTGTTGCTCTTCTTAAAACCGTTCCACTAGGAATAGGAGGATTAGGAGCTGGATCTACAATAATTTGAGTGTCATAAATTTGATTTACTTGATAAACTCTAGCTGTATCATTTACTTCTGGAGTTATTAAAATATCTCCTATCTGTAAATCCCCTGGTGATAAGGTCGTAGTATTAAGTGGAATTATATTTTTAGTAGAAGCTCCTGTTGTAGTAAAAGTAACATCACTTTGAATAAAAGAAGAATATGTAACGGTAGCAGAGTCATTATTAGACACCGTAATTGCTGGAGAGTCAGTATAATTAGAAAAATAAGAGTTTCCTTGAGCATCATCAATTCTATATCTTATTCTCCATTTATACCTTGCAGCAGAAAGAAACCCACCACCTGCTACCGCAGTAGCAGTTACATTTCTAGGTCTAATAGAACCAGCTGCTCTAACAGATTGACCATCGTACTTAAGAAGCTTTCCTCTCATTAAGTCAGGTTTTCCTTTTCTATAATAAATAGCCCCTGACATGGTATAAGGCTCACCGGGAATATACTTATGCCCTATGTAGCAAACATCCCTTAAGTTTGCCATTGAAGGCATTTGAACCTCTGAATTTACAAAGCCCCTAAAGAAACTCTCCATTACAGGATAATTAAACATTGAGCTTCTTCTTGTTGCATCTACAGCCGCATCATTCCCCATTACAGGAAGACCTTGAGGAACAGGCTCCCAATACTTAAAATAACAAGTAAAAGTAGTAGAATTTATTTTTTTTACTCTTTCTATTGCATAAGCTTGAACTGCTCCAGCTCCAACATATTTACTAAATAGTGTTCTAGCTCCATTTTGCTCATCATAATAAGTAGAAATTTGAAAAGTATTTGGAGCAGTCTGTCTTTGAACATAAAAAGGAATTAAGTTACAAGGGGTAGAATCATTTATATAAGCAGAAGAGCAATCATATATTTCTAATGTATGCCCTGCTTCAAAAAGAAGCGGAGTAGCTGAGTCAATCGTAGTTACAGAATTAGCTATTTTTCCTGATTTAATTGGATAAGTAATCGTATATGGAGTATTAGAATCTAAATGTAAACATAAATCCCATATAGTGGGAGTTGCTATATTATTATTAGGAAAGCCATCACTTCCTACATAGTAGGTATAAACATTTACACCATTAACTTTTATTTTAAAGTTTAAGGCATCTGAAAAATCATTAATAGGCTCTAAATAAATATTAACAAGAACACCATTAAAAGAAGAATGACTAATTGAAAAGCTAGCCTCTTTTAGTCTCCATAAATAGTTATTACAAGCTAAAAGCTCTTCTTCAACTTCTCCAGTATTACTATTAAGTCTGATATAATTATGAAGACCAGCACAGGGACCATAATTTGTCCTAACTGTATATCCTTCTACACCTTGAATAGATTTACCTTCTGAAGACCTAAAATTTACAAGCTCAATAGCTGAATTAGGATCAGCTGTTAAAGGGCTAGATTTTCTATCTAAACCTCTAAAATCTTCAAAATTTCTAGTCCAAATGACTCTTTTAGCCACGAAGGATTCTCCTATCTAAAATAGGAATGGTATAAACATCTTCAGTAGGTTGAGCAAAAGACTCCAAAATCTGAGCTTCCATCCTAGCAAGCTCTCCATCTTCAATTCCTGCTTGGCTAGAAGAATCTTTAGCTAACGCTCTTTTTGCCATATAAGTAATAAGATACCTCTCACAAATTTTAGGAAGTTTAGAATGAGTAGTAGTATATTTCCCTATTGTGATATTCTGAAAGGCTAAATCAGCTAAAGTAGCTCCAGATACTAAATAATCAGCTACATTACCAACTACAGTAATAGTAGTACCTACTACGCTTGCTATTTTAGCTCCTCTTAAAAGAACCTCTCCAAACCTATTAGAAACACATAAATACTCTTGAAGTCCGATATTATATTCAGAAACAATAGTGCTACCATATGGAGTACCATTTATAGCAATAGGGACTTTAATGTCATCAAGCTCTCTATAGTAAGCAATTCTTACCTTCCCAGTAGAAGGAATAGGGTTAAGATATATCTTATCACTTATTCTTATATAAAAAGATGGATAAGAAGATTGACTTGAAATTCTCTCTTTTACTGTTCTAGGACTTAATGGAAAATAATCTTTAGAATCCCCAGTATAAGAATACTCAACAGAAATAATTCTGTTATTACTAAAAATATCATCGGGAACAGTAACGAATTCGGTATGAGTAGTAATGGCTTTTTCATAAAATTCTACAAACTCCTGTGGATAATTGTTAATTATTTGCGTTTGAAGATTATCCTGTGCTTCATTCGCATACATCTCAAATAAACTCTGAGGATTCCCCTGAGAAGAAGAATAATCAGAGTTATTAGATTGTAGTCTAGCCTTTGTTATTAAAGACTCTAAAGAATCACAATATCTCATTTACCTAACTTCTTTTTAAGACCAATTAAAAGTATCTTCTTCTTATCAGGGACTGAGGATTCTTCGCTCTCTTCTTCATTAGCTTCCTCTTCCATATCTTCCTCTTCTCCCTCTGTATCTTCCACCTTAGAATCTTTGCCCAAAGCAGCATTAACTGCTCTAAGAGCCTCTTCCAAAGCTGATTTAACTTCTTTAAGTGCATCCATTATTTACCTCCAAAAATACTACTAAACTGATTATTTTGTTGTCCTAAATATGGGTTTACATACTTATCTATAAGTTGATTCAAATCTGGCATTTGAAAATTAGGAATAATTCTCCCCCCACCTCCACCACCACCAAAATTAAAGCTAGGCATAGAAGGCTCGGGTATTAGCTCTTTTAACTTTTGATTTAAAACAGCTTTTTGCTCTTCAGGGAATAAAGATGGATCTATATCTATCTTATAGAATCCTTTAATGTTAGCTTTAGCTTTTTCCATATCCCCACCAGCATTAGAAATAGCTGCATTAACTAAATATCCAGTTAAGTCATCAACTTTCTTTTGTCTTGTAGCTTGAGATTCCTTATCATTTCTACCAACAACCGTATAAGATAAAGGTAAAACATAAGGAATTAGGTCTTGAACAAGTTTATTGCTCAAATCCATATTATACACAGGAGTCTTTCCATCTAATCCTATATTAAACTTACTCCCATCAGCTAAAGTAACGTAGTGAGAACCATCTATCTTAGAAGCAATACCTAAAGCCTCTAATCGTTTTCTAACTTCATCTCTGTTGTACTGGTCTTTATCTTTCTTCCCCCCAGTCATAGTCTTAATAAGACCACTTAATCCTCCAATTCCAGCCCCTATAGCTGCCCCAGCAGGACCAAAGTAAGAACCAATTAAAGCTCCAGATTGAGCACCTCTTTTTAAGTCTCTTTTAAGATGTCTTGAGTCATTAGCATGGCTTCCAGAAGAAAAGAGGTCATAAGCTCTTTTAGCTCCAAATAAAGGACCAACTAAATTCCCAGCTCCATACCCACCAGTTCCAAACCCAGCCCCACTAGACCAATTACCAAACAAAGAAGGAGTCTCGCCTAAAACTGTAAAAGGCTCTGAAGCGGGCGTAATTGCCCCAGATTCGCTTATCGTAGCTGGTCCCTCATAAGACATAGCTTTAGAAGGAATCTCCCCAGCAAAGCTCATATTAGGCGTTTTAGAGGCTATTAAACTAGAAAGCGAAGGAGTAGGAAGTAGATCCATACCTTCACTAGCTAAGTAGTCTTTTATAAGTTCAAGTAAGGCTTGTTCTTCGGGGGATGGGGTTTTTGTTTCTTCAGACACTTACCCCCCCTTTCTTAACCCTGCTTCCCCTAATCTTGTTGATAGATTTCCAAAAGCCTGATTAGCTAATTCTCCAGCCTTTAAATAAACTTCAGGAGATTGAAGTTTGGCTCTTAAAGCATCCTCATTCATTTTAATTCTACTTTCTAAATTAGCTTGAATTAAATTAGCTAAAGCCTCCCTTTTACGAGCCGCAACAGCACCCTCATCCCCCCTGTTTAATCTTTCCATTTCAAGCCCAAACTTCATAAGGGCAAGCATATTTTCAAATTCTCTTTGCTTAGCTACTTCTTCTCTTTGTTGCTTAGCTAAACGTTGCTGTCCTTTAAGCCCCCAAAGAGTAGCTCCTGCTCCAACTCCAGCTTCAAGTAAAGAACCTAAGTTTATATCATCTACAACACTAGATATTCCATCTACTAGCTTGTCCCAAAAGCCACTCATAAATCAACAAAGCCACTTACGCTTACAAATGTTGATGAACCTGTTGTTGCACACTGAGCATTCAAATCCCCAGAAATTCTAATTGGAGGATTAAAAACTTGAGTTGGATTGTTTGTATTAGTAGCTCTAAATCTATAAACAATCGTAGTCCCATCTAATATATCTACCCTAGTTGCTGTAGAAGAATCATTAACTACCGAAATACTAGTTATATATCTGTTAGTCCCAGCTGGAGGAGCAGATATTATTTGAGTAGAAGTTGTGTTGGTTATCGGCGATGCATTTGTTGCTATAAATAATCCAGTTGTTTTTATCGTCATTCCTTCTCCCCTTATGTTATCCAAGTATTAGCTGCTATAACATAAAAACTTACGCTAGTTCCCATAGCTACTACAACCCCAGCATCAACAGCTCCACCATTTATTGTTCCACCAGTATTTGGATAAACTAATAAAGGATTAGCTCCACTATTTCTAACTACAATCTTAGCACCTACTCCTGCTGCCCAAAGCCTAACACCACTACCAGAAGGTACTGTAGTTACATTGTTTATTACCATTGATAAGGCTGTTGCTGAAGCTGAGTTAGTTCCTGCTGCTGATATACCCGTAGCTACAGGCAATCTAATAGCAGTATTAGCTTTGGTTAATATAAAATCAGTACCATAAGTATCTTGTAATAGCTCGGAATTATAGCCTATTTTCCAAGAAGGCTGGGAGTTCATCATAAATCTTATAACACCGCCTGACGCAGTTCCAAACCAAACCCCTCCACCAACTGCATAAAATCCCGCAACACTTCCATCGCCTGCTATAAAAAAGCGAGTAGTATTATTGGTTCTAAATTGTAAATTATTAAAATCTGCAGTTCCAATCGCAAAATTTGCACCTGTTTGTGATAATAAACTACTCCCATCTGCTGCTAGGGTTAGGCGAGTTAGATTATTCGTTCCTAACTGAAGAGCATGGTTAGTAGTTGTCCCAAAAAAAGGAGTTCCACCATCTACTGCTGCTAAAGAAAGTGTTCTTGTCTGATCTGGTGATGTGAGTCTTATTTGATTTTGATTACCACCTACTTGTGTAACACTTGAAGCGAGTATTCCGTTTATAGTAAATCTAATAGAACCATTTGCTTGACCTACGTTTAATTCAGTATCATTACTTGGATTAGCCCTTAAAAGGTTTAAATCAGCAGTATCAGCCGCATTACGAGCTTGTAGCCAAACACCATTTGGTAAATCAAACTGAGCAATTACTCCAGCATTTGTTACTCTAAAAACAGTTTGACCATTTCTAATAAACTCTATGTCTTGGTTACCTTGTGTACCAAGAACAAGTTTATTTCCATTTGTTGCTATTAAAGAAGGAGTTCCTGATAAATCTAAAAAGCCATTAAAGCTCATATGCAAAATCCCTAAAAAATGGGGGAGACTAAGCTCCCCCTATTTTAATTATGTATTTGGATTAGGTAAGGTGAAGTAGTAAACATTCACTCTAACCCTTCCAGCAGTAGTTGTTCCACCAACACTAGCAACAATAATATTTACAGGAGCAATCGCTACTATTCCGTTAATAAGGTTGGTTCCAAAAGTAGCCCCTGAAGTTCTTGCAGCTGGATTAAGAGCAGAACCTACTGTAAGAGCGTTTATAGCTCCCCAATAGTTTGGGCTACCACCATCACCAATCTGGACTCCAGTTACTCCAGACCCTACTAAAGCCTCAGTAATAACAGCACTTACTCCAATAACAAAAGCTCCATCAGGAATAATTCCAGTTAGAGTCACTGATCCAGAAGTCATATTAGCTTCTGCAGTTGAAACCCTAAGCTCCATTATCCCCCTAGTCGCAGCGTTATTAACGAAGAACTGAATTGGCTGGTTTCCCACTGTTCCTAGAGTTACCTTCCCGCTTTCAGCAGAAATCATAACTCCATTTGATAAATCTATTTTTCCATCTAAAGCCATAGTTCCTCCTATGCTAATACACCAGTTGCTACACCTTGAAAGGTAGGAGCAATAAATAATTGACCATAAGTAGCATGTCTTAGCTCAAACTGGTCATCATCCACTACCCTCAACATTCCATAAGGATTCTTAACGTCCTCATTCACCCATCCAGAATTTGGTCTTCTGTAATAAGCTATATAATCAGGGTTAAGAACATACACCATATCATCCCTACAGAATCTGTCAGGGAAAAGCTCAATAGGTCCAGATGAGGTCATAATCTCAACTCCCCTAAATGAGTAGTTACCAGTGTTAGAGCTAGGCTGAGCATACCTCTTTTGGCTTTCCATTGTGTTTAGCACTGCTTCATAAAGTAGATATGAAGTAATTGCTAACTTTGGAGTTTTACCAGTGGACTTTTCAACTCCTAAGCAAAGCTTATTAAAAAGCTTATGGTCAATAGCTACACCATAGCTAAGAATTTGATAAGACCTCCACCTTCTTTGAACGTTAACTCCATACAAAGTACCAGAAGTAGCTAAGCATACTCCCTCAAGCCCAAGAATATCGTTATTCTCAGAGCCTTGCATAAACACTACATCGTTAACAGCAGGGACTTTAGTTCCTCCAGCTTGTCTTTGAACAACTACTGTTCTTGTAGATTCAATAACGGAACTAATAGCAAACAAGTCAGTATTACCTGACTGAATGTTTACAAGCATCTCTTCTTCCCAGTTAGCACTCTTCCAAGTACCTGTAGTAATAACTAAAGTGTACTGCCCACCTCCGTTATCAACTACAGACTGAATCGTACCAAGAGCCCCAGTTCCATTTCCAAAAGCAGCCCTTTGATGGTTAAAAACATCAGCTTCTGCAGTTTTTCTTACCAACTCCTTAAGAGCATCAACGAAAGCACCCCTAGAGTCTGAAGCCTCACCAAGAGCCTCCCTCTCTATTAGACCTTTCGCATACATTTTCTTAGAAGTGATATTTACGGTTGCATACTTAGCAGGACGAGTCTCTGGTATCTTTCCAGAGCCAGCAGCACCCATAAAGCCTAAAGGAGCTGGAAACTCAAGTCTCTTACCTACAAAAGTTTTTGGCTTTTTAACCCTCTCCCAGAAAGGAGAAGCAGTATTAAAAGTATTCTCGTAATACTCGAGAAAATCTACCTTAAACAGCTCTTGTGCGTTTACATCGTCAAGAGCTTTCTGTAAATCGGTACCACCGAAAGACATATTTGACCTCCCAAAAAAAAGTTTTAATTCCCTCCTTCAGAGGTCTTAACTATTAAGACATAAATGGTAGTGGAGACTTTAAGGACTCCTTAAGTCTCTTTCTCCATTCCTCCTCCTCAGAAGGTCTTGTTTCTTTTTGAGGTCCCGCTTTAGGTTTAGGAGAAGTCCTCTCCGCCTTTCGGTCTCTTTTCCCTAATAACTCTTTAAAAAAATAATCAGCGTCACTAGGGTCAAGCTTATTAGCCTTAATCACATCAAACACATCAAAGAGAACCTCTTCAGGTGCTTGATACTTTTCGGCTATA